GAAGGCGACCACCGACGAGATGTACAAGCTCGAGACATCTAGTCCCTACCCATATGATCCGAGTGATCGTGACATATGTGTGAAGGTGGTAGCCGACCGCATTTGTGCTGCAAATGCAAGTTGGGACGGCGTGTTGGACACTGAGTGTCTAATCGCCGCGCTCAATGCAGCCAAAAGCAAGAAAGACCTTGTCTCTTGCCGTATCACGGAGGCAATGGCCGCCGACCCGTCCCTGATTGTCGTAGGGGATGCCGTCGCGCGCGAGTAATCGGACCTGTCGGGTCTGAGTGTCTTGGAGGGCGGGTGGGCCCGCAAATTTTAGCACACAACATGGGAGGTAATAACAATGGAGGTAACAAGGGAGGTAAGAGAGCAGCCAATGGAGGAGGGAACAAGAGACGGAAGCGCACAAGCGGGATCGGTGGTGTCACGCAGTCCGTCGCTGTTAGCGTTAACAACGCTTTCGGCGACACTGCTAAGCCGCAGACCATCGTCAAAGGACTGGATGCGTTTGATCCAAGTCACGTTCCTCTCCCTCGTGCTGTGGGCGATTATACCGTCATCAGAACAACACAAGTACTCACAACAGTTGGTAAATTTAACTTATTTGGACCGCTGAGAAATGCATCAGACACCTGGTCTAACATTTGCCACGTTCAGCCGTTGTACGGCCACCCCACGATTGATTTCGCAGTTAGTGGAAACCAGGTCACATTTGCTGGGTTTGAAGCAATGACTGGTGCGTCGTGGGGCGACGCTAGGGTTACGCCTGCAGCATTTACCATAAAAGTCATGAACCCTGAGGCTCTGCAAACGACTTCGGGAGTGATATACATGGGACGTGCAAAGCAGATGCTTAACATGGGTGGTAGTACAAGGACGTGGCAGGCAATAGCCGACGATTTGGTGTCGTATTCCTCGCCGGAATTGTGCGCAGCTGGTAAACTGGCTTTGCGCGGTGTTAAGGTGGACGCTGTACCGTACGACATGAATGCACTGTCTGATTTCAGGCCGTTGCAGGCGTCAAGTGGGTTTAACGGCACATGGACTAATGACATTTTGATGTTTGATGGGTTCGCCCCTATTTATTTGTATAATCCTAACGGAGTTCAGTTGCAGGTCATGGTTTGTTGCGAGTGGCGAGTAAGGTTTGACCCTAGCAACCCGGCGTACGCGTCCCACACTTATCACAAGCCATCCACGCTTGGATATTGGGACAAGGTGCAACGGATTGGGTCGGCCCTAGGTAATGGAGTGATGGACATGGCTGAAAAGAACGTACCGAGATTATTGATGGGAGTAGCAGAGAAGGCGGTCAAACGCCAACTCATGCTTCCCTTTTAAACACACACACACACACGCTAAAAGATACGGGGAGGCACTCCTCGAAAAACCCGACAACCAATGTTCTCACGTTTCCTGGCCGATAATGTTCAGATGTCCACTCGCTGGTCAAAGAACTCACTGGCTAAGATGCGTGCAGGACGCACACGCCATGACTACGTCATGGCTTCAATCATGAATTCCCTCTCGAAGGCTAATCTCATCAGCCTCTTGATCGAGCCAGCCGGTTTGGACGGCAGGCCACTTGACTTTCGCACCAGTAAGCGCAACCAGTACGTCAT